GTATTCTTTGCGGGTGTCCGAAACGGGAATGACTTCCCCATGTTTGACCGCCTCCCGGAGAGCATCCAACGCTTGCTCCTTCGGGTTTTCATAAATGGTTCCCCAGTAACTCATGCCGTGGAGATTGGCATATTTGGTAGGACAAATACAGTCCCAGTCCTGAAAAAATTGACACCACGCTCCCGGCATGGCTCAAGGCCTTTTCATTACCGGGTTCACCGTCGCCGAGGTGCTCCAAATTCAATCAAAAGCGAAAGAAATGCTCGTCGAGGGCAAGACCGTCATGGTCTGGGGCGACAGCGGTTCCACGGTTTCCAAGCAGTTCCCAATGACCGTGAAGGAAGTGCTGGAGGAATGCGCCTACGCCCTGCGTGTGCTTGATCCTGCCACCTATGGCCCGCGTCGGCGTGTGGCTCAATCCACCGTCACCCCCATTCTCCACAAATGAACCTGCGCAAGCTCGCATCCAAAGCCTGGGCGTATTCGTTCGGGTGGTTCAGTCCGTATGAGTCGGCCAACTGGTCGCCGCGCCGTGGGCGCGTGCCCGGTGCGTCTCCAGGAGATGCCAAGCGCGATTTGACACCGGGCATCCGCAACGAACTGGTCCGTCGTTCCCGGTATCTGCACAAGAACTCTGGCTTTGTGCGGGAGTTGGTCAGCAACATGGCGATCTACTCCACCGGGGACGGCATCAAACCCCAGGCGCAATCACCTGATCCTGTGTGGAATCGACGCGCTGAGGAATACTTCGCTAACTGGGCTGCGCGCTGCGAGGTCACTGGGCGGTTCTCGTTTGAGGAATGCCAGTCGCTCGTGTGCCGGGGGATCGACATCGACGGCGAATACTTCATTCACAAAACGCGAGACGCAGGCAGTCGCCCCGTGCTGCAACTGGTCGAGGCACACCGCGTGGGAGATACCGCTGGCAGCACGGAAACCGTGGACGGGATAGGCATGGATACCGTGGGTGCGCCGTCGTTCTACCGACTCATCCTTGACGATGGCTTGTTCCGCGATCTCCCTGCCGCGAGCGTGCTGCATGTTTTTGAGCCGGAATCGGCCAGCGCCGTGCGACATCCGGCCACGATCCAGCACAGCATCAACCATGTCTTGGACGAAATGGAACTGTTGGCTTTGGAAAAGCACGCGGTAAAGGACAACGCCGACGTGGCCCGCATCCTCAAAACCGAGCGCGGGGAGTTGGACGAGGAATCGGGTGATTTCTCCGTAGGCAGCCAAACGGCCCCGGCGGATGGAAGTGATCCGGTCAGCCTGCAAAAGATTATCGGAGGCAAGTTGGTCGCGCTCAAACCGAACGAATCGCTCGACAGCTTCCAATCAAACCGGCCCAGCCCGACGTTCACCGGTTTCCTTGAGTTCTTGAGGCGAGATTCTGCGTTGGGCGTGCTGCCGTTCGAGTTTGCAGCCGATTCCTCCAAAATCGGTGGCGCGGGCGTGCGCCTCGTGGTCGCCAAGGCCGACCGCCGATTCTCATTCCGGCAATTGATCCTAATCCAGCGGTTCATCCGCCCAGTGTGGGCCTACGTGATCGGGGACGCCATCGCCACCGGGGCGCTGCCGTCGGTCATCAACTGGTACAAGATTTCTGCGACCACCCCGCGCAGGGTCAGCGTGGACGCGGGACGGGAGGCACAGCAAAACCGAGCCGACGTGGAGATGGGATTGAAAACACTCTCCGAGCATTTCGCCGAGCAAGGCATGGATTTCGAGGAAGAGATGCGTGTGCGCGCCCAAAACGCCCGACGGATTCTTGATCTGGCACAGGAATATAAGGTGCCAGTTGAGATGCTATGGGGCGGGACATTGGCCCCACAATCTGTTCCTACTACTCTATCCGATCCAGAAGAGGGAGATTCGGCCCTTTCTCAAAGCTGATCCCGTTGAGAATAGCAATCGCCTTAGAATCGATACGATCTGCAATCTGCTCCAATGACAGGCCGTCTTCACGCCACATGCCAAATCGCTCAATCTCGTCTCTGCATTCATCAGCCAGTTCCCGTAGCGCCAGGGTAAGCTCAGGCGCTTTCCCCGGATGCATTTTTTCCAGTAGATCAAGAATATCCCGCACGACACACTCCATGCGCCCAATGTATTCGAGGTGAAATCCTTCTTCCCAGATGCTCATGGCAAGACATCCTGCGCTTGGGTAACGGACATCCGCAGTCCTCCCCGCTGATTTCTATGGCGCGTTGACACGCCACCCACGGCGTGACTCTCGCCGACACTCTCTTTCTCCAACAACCGTGGCTCATCACGCCGGAAGCCCATGCCGCAATGGTCGCGGCTGCGCAGACGTTCTTCAACGCGCCAAAATCTCCCTTCGACACGACGGATGACGACGAGGAGGAGAACGAACCGGATCTGCTGTGCGTCGAAGACGGCGTCGGCATCATCCCGATTCGCGGGCCGATGCTTCGCAATCCCGATTTGATTAGCCAACTCCTGTTCGGCGCGACCGACATTGAGGACATCATGGAAGCTGTGAACGCTGCCGCCGTGCGTCCCGACGTGCAGGCTGTGTTTCTGGACATTGACTCCCCCGGCGGCAGCGTGAGTGGCACGCCCGAACTCGCCCAAGCGGTGTCCGATCTGTGCAAAGCGAAATACACGTACGCGTTTTCCTGCGGGCAGATGTGCAGCGCCGCTTACTGGGTGGCTTCGCAATGCGATGCGATTTACGTGAGCCCGAGCGCGCGGGTCGGTTCCATTGGCGTGATCCTCCCAATGGTGGACAGCACTGAGGCTTACAAACAGGCGGGCCTGCGAGTGGAAGTATTTGCCGCCGGGAAATTCAAGAGCGCTGGGATGCCAGGCGTGGCGCTTACCGACGACCAGCGTGCCTGGCTTCAGTCCGATGTGGAGGAAGTCGCGGCGGACTTCCGCTCTGCAGTTCTCGCCCGTGGCCGCGCCATTCCGCAGGAAGCAATGGAAGGCCAGACGTTTTCCGCCCGCAAAGCCATGCGCTTCAACCTCGCGGGCAACGTGAAAAACCGCGATGCCGCGCTCGCCATGCTGCGGGGTCGCCATGTCGTCCCGACTTCCGCAACCCGCATGTAGTTGACACCAAACCACAGACGTATGCTCACCATCGACGAACAACTCGACCAGGCGCTCGCACGGATCAAGCAGTTTGAGACCGACGCCCACGCCAGCACGAACCTCCTCGCGGAAGCCTCGGCAAAGATCGACGGCCTCACCGCGCAGGTCACCGAACTCAATGCCGAACGCGAACGGCTCGCCGCCGATTTGCAGACGGCCCGCGCTTCCCTTGATTCCCTCGGGAAATCGAAATCCGAAGCGGATACCCGCATCGCGGAACTCGCCGCGCGTAACCAGACGCTCGAAGCCACCGAAAAAGACATCGAGCAGCGGGCATCCAAACGCGCCGCCGAGATCGTCGCCGCCACCGGCACCAGCGCACCGGCACCTGTCACGCCCAAGGGCGACCGCCAGACGGAAGACCTCGTCGCCCGGTTCAAAGCCATCACCGATCCCAAAGCGCAGACCACGTTCTGGCGCTCCCTCACTCCGCAGCAACAGGCGCTCATTTTGAACAGTGCCACCAAGTAACCCTCGACCCACACACTTCCTATGGCCAATACGCTTACCAACGTCAATGACATCAAAGTCGCCCAGAACGCGCTCCAGCCGTTCATGGCGGCACTCACCCCTCTGCGTGCCTTCTCCACCAACTTTTCGCCCGAGCCTGCCGACAAGCTCGACACCGTGCGTGTTCCGGTGGTCGGCGCGCCGTCGCAATCGAGCGATTTCGCGGGGAGCTACACCGCTCCGGCGGATTCCACGGTCACGGTGATCCCGGTGCAGTTGAACCGCCATAAGTTCAAGACCGTGCATGTCACCGCCCGTGAAGCTGCCGAGACCGCGCTCAACGTGCTCGAAACGCTGGTTTCCAGCGCCGTGAAGCAACTCGCACAGGACGTCCTCCAGGACATCTTCAGCGAGATCACGGCAGACAACTACGGTGCGTCGGCGATCCCCGCGCTTGCCGCCCCGTCCTTCGACTACAAGA